CGCAAGGGGGGCACCTGGGCATTTGTGCTCTATCTATGGTGGGGTATAAACCCACACCTAAGGATATCTGTAGAAAGCAGGTTCGAACATGGCACAAGAGATCAAGTACCGAGAGGCACAGAAATCTCACGTGCGCGGAAGTACGATGAGTCCGCTCGGAGTTGTTTCAGAGTACGACTATGACGTTCCTTTGTGGCAACAACGAACGTACACCTCTAATCATCCTCTTTTCTTCTTTGTACAAGAAGAGAAGAAGAGGAGGCGTATGCCTGATTACTGGTTGGACTTTATGTCAACCAGAGATTTAGGCGGGCCCTTTAGAACAGAGAAAGGTTCCATCCAGAGTAACTATCGCTCATATTCTGTGAGCGGTTTTTACACACCTGGAGCATGGAATTGGTCCCATTCGGGTCCATTGTTGTTGAATGGGTTTAAAACCCCACTTAGCTTGGCATCTGCTTCGCAGATTCAAGCCGACAACGCCACTCTGTTCGCCCTAGGAGGCACTGCCATCGCGCGGTGTCGCCCCGGTAAACCCGGAGTAGACCTTGGTGTGATGTTGGGAGAACTGAAGAAGGATGGGATTCCCACCTTGATCGGTTCTCTCTTCACACGAAGTCGCACTTTACGGGACATTTTCAGGAACTCGGGTTCCGAGTATCTGAATGTCCAATTCGGCTGGGCCCCTTTAATTAGGGATCTGCAGGATTTGTGTAGAGTTGTGACTTCTTCTCGAGAGCTTTTGCAAGCTCATGAGAAACAACTTAACAAGCTGCTTAGGCGTACTTACCGTTTCGAGACTATTCGCGACACCGTTGCTGGGCGCTCAAAAACGCTCAGCAATTATGAGTTACCTGTCGAGGTTTCGACCTCGGGCAGAGTAACTACAGGTGCGCAACTTAGTCGCCAAGTTCCTGAAGAAATCACCAGTACTGTGACAAACAGTCACTTCAATGGGGGTTTCCGGTTTTACTATCCGGATATCTCTACTGCACTGGATGATCTAATGGAGATCGAACACGAGGCCAATTTGCTACTTGGCACTCGTTTAGATCCTGAGGTTCTTTGGAACCTTCAGCCTTGGACCTGGCTCGCCGACTGGTTCGTCAATTTTGGCGACGTGCTGGGAAACCTCTCAGCACTAATCAGCGACGACTTGGTGATGCAGTACGGTTATATCATGATGCAGCGGAAGATTTCGAAAGAAATCACTCTGCCAAGGGGTCTTTACTTTAGTAATTACCCAGGAGCCTCTTATTTTTCAGAGATTCCTCTTGTTATAACCGCTGAACTCGAGACAAAATCTCGGGCTCAGGCATCACCCTTTGGGTTTGGCTTAACCCCTGGGGCTTTTACGCCTCAGCAATGGGCCATCCTTGCGGCCTTGGGAATGTCCCAAGGTCTACCAAAATAGTATCCCTCCCAAAAGGAGGGACCTACCCTGAAGGAATATTGCCATGGCACTTTCGGATCCTCAGAGCATTACGCTTAATTCGGTGGCTAACAGCCTCCCGAAGGTTAGCGTCGGCGACATGAAGTCCACTTACCAGAAGGACGACGCTACCGTGAAGCTGTCGGTCCAGCACAATGTTGGTAAGACCACTACTCGACGAGTAGTGCGTCTTGATACTACCACCATTGCAGCTGACCCGCTGCTTCCGGACGTGAACCGTGTGGTTCCGTTCGCGGCCTATCTGGTTGTGGTTTCCCCCAATGTGGGGATGTCGCTTGCAACGCAGAAAGATGCAGTGAAGGGGCTGATTACTCAGCTCACCGCTTCGTCTGACGCTGTTCTGACCAAGGTTCTTGGGGGTGAGAGCTAAAGCTCTCCCCCGGACCCGTGTGCCAATGGCTATGGATGCTTTACCTGGAAAGGAAGCATGAAAAGCCAAATTGTGTTCCTACAGATGCTGCTCACTGACGTGGACAGCAGATGTCACACAAACACCCGCCGTGATCTTGAAACAATCACGGATCGGTTCAAACACGAAGGCATGTCGTTTTTAACGATTACCCTACCGAAC